GCAGATCAGAGACATATATCAGAGCGGCAACGCCGATCCACGCATGACGCTCGATCTATTTGTCTGGGGCATCTTGTCCCGTGGGGCAGGGCCAGTTCAGCAGGAAGGCGCGTTCATTGATATTATTGATCGTGCATATCCACTGTTGGAGAAGGCAACTCGTCAGCCGCTCACTGAGGATGATATTGATGTCTGGATGAGCACCGTGTCTTCGGCAATCCCAGAGGGATCGCCCGGCAAGCAGGTAACAATGAACGTCAATGCTGCGGCAAGTCTTGTCCGTGCAATGTCACAGTTTGTGCCCAACTCTAATCGCACTGTGATCGATGTGATCCACGAACAGATGTCAGATCCAAATGCATCTGCGGCTGATGTGCGTCAGACATTCTTGTCTAATACAGAAGGTGCCGGTATCGACAACAAAGTTTTGTCGTTCATTCTCCTTGTCGGCGGGAAAGATGATGTGCTTGTGATGGATCGCATTCAGGGCCGTCACATGTGGGATGATGGTCGGTTTGGTGGCGCTAATATTTACGATGGTATCGGCCCGCAGAAGGAGGGCTTGAACGGCATCTTCCGTGGCCCAGTGGGTGTGCTCACCACTCGCATTCTGGAAGATGGAATGCGCCGCAATGTGCAGCAAGCATATGACATGGTCGGTCGTCCAGACGATGCAAGCCTTGGTCGTTGGCACTGGGAGACTTGGGTTATTGAGGGCGAACAGGTTGTTAGCCACGATACCCTTGCTGCTGTTATTAACAGAAGCCCTGTCGGGACTTCTGTGACTGAAGGTAAGACAGATACATTCTCATCTGGGATGACATATCGGCGCGGTGAAATTGCGCCAGTTGTCGAATACCCCTTGTCAAATGAGAACACAGTCTATATGAAGCCAGAGCGCTTCAAAGAATTTACTCAAGCGCTTGCAAGTGATGCGTCAAAGGCAAAATCAAAGACCGGCGTATTCACAGAGGGTAAGTTCAAAGTAACTGCGCGGGCTGATATTCCTTGGTTTGAAAGGCCAGAGGTTGATCGAACCGCGCTCGATGCACTAGCGATGGAGTATGAAAATGCGAGACCAGATGGATCAGTTCTTGTCGGCACTCAGAGGGCTAGAAGAGGTCAAGACGCCTCTCAGCGCGGAAACTCCGATCTCGACAGGCGCTACTCAAGAATCCCAGCAGCGGATCAATTTACAAGAAATGACACCGCAGGAACTAGCCGAATACTGGAACGGCGAGTCCCTTTCAGAGGACTAATAACAGAACCTGTTCGCCAGTATGGCACACCAGATCGTCCTGTTTATGAGATTGAAGATCCGCAAGTCTTTACTCAAATGATTAAACGGGCAAAAGCTGATTTAGGAAAGCTCGGCGCACAGGTTACAGACTACACAGAGATGGGCGACAGCTATGAAGGCAAGCGCTTATTCTTGTTTGATGGTGGCTATTCTGGTTTTGCCTTGAACGGCGATGACATTGTATCAGTATTCAGTGTTCCCGGCCCGGCACCACGAGGTGCGGTAAAGATGATCATGCCTATTGCTACTGCTCAAGGTGGCCGCAGGCTTGATGCTTTCGACACATTCCTTCCTAAGTTGTATGCAGCAAACGGATTCCGTGCCGTTGCTCGATTGCCGTTTAATCGTGAATTTGCTCCAGAAGGATGGGACTTTGATTTTTATGCTGAGTCTTTTCCGGAAAGTAACGGCGAGCCTGATGTTGTGTTTATGGTGTATGACCCCGCAGACGCATCAGAAAATACATCTAATGTAATTGATGACTATGATCGTGGCGGCGAACTGCAGGAAGAAGCTATCCTTGAGTTGCAGCGCGAGAAACGTGACAGTCAAGCGCCCACACAGGGTGGCAAAATGTATAGCCGCCTGCTTTCTACGACTGCGCTTAATCAACAGGTTCAGGAAAAGAAACTTAACCTGTCATACGCCCGCGCTTCAGACTTTATTGCGAAGGGTCTTGGACTTTTCATTCCGAAAAATCGTGCTCAAGAATTTGCGGATAAGGTTTTAGTAAAATTTCAGGACAACATGCTGCCAGTCGGTCGCATGATTCAGGAACTGCAGCAAAAAGGTTTAAGCATTACAGATGCGATGGATACATACCTCAGAGAGGAATTGTATCACGGGGTTGTGGGCGCTGAAATTACAGCCCGCGAAAACACAATCTATAAGAATGCTGTTGATGCCGTTAAGAAACTAAATGTTTCTGCAAATATGATGGACGCTCTTCAGCGTGTGTCTGACTCGGCATCCGCAAAGGCGGATGGGTTTGTAAAGCAGGCCCGCGAAACTTCCGGCAGTGATCGACTGGCACTGGCGGATGCATACCTGTATGCGCGGCATGCAAAAGAACGCAATGCATTCATGCGCCGCATTGATCCAGAAAACAACAGCGGCTCTGGTATGACTGATCGGGAAGCGGATGCAATCCTGAACTGGTTCAACAGTCTTGATCCGCAGAACAAAGCTGCAATTGCTGATCTTGATACAGCAGTTCGTGCGATTGTTGCGGATACAAATAACACCAGAGTCCAAAGCGGGATGATCCCTGAAGAGTTCGACACGATTGTTGACGAGGATGGGCAAGAAATCCCACGCCCACAGTATCAGTATTATGTGCCGCTCCGTGGGTTCTTTGATCCAACTGCAGCAGAAAGTGACGGCGTAATTTCTGGTGGTGGTTCTCGCTTCGGTGGCCGTGGTCGCCCAGACCCTCAGGCTCTGGGCCGTTATCAATATGCCACAAACATACTGGGCACTACCATCGATCAGAACCAGAGATCTGTAGATCGTGGTGAGCGCAACAAGGTTGGGCAGTCCTTCTTGAACTTGCTTCGCGCTAACCCAGAAATGACAAGTTCTTATGCCCGCATTCTTGATATGCCTCCGCAGCGCAGGGCTAAGGTGGGTGGTCGTGTTCGCATGATCACGGACTTCAGGGCGGCACAGGATCCAAACATCTTTGTTGTAAAAGAAGATGGCAAGGATGTTTATGTTGAGATCTTTAACAGTGGAATTGCAAAAGCCCTGAAGGGAACAAGCGGCACTGGGTCTGAGTCTGCAGGTGCGGTTGTTCGCTCACTTGGCATGATTAACAGATATCTGTCGAACATTAACACATCGTATAACCCTGAGTTCTTTATCACAAACTTTTTCAGGGATTTACAAACTGCGGGTGTGAACATTCAGCAGTTTGAAGCTGATGGTCTGGTTAATCAAATCAGAAAAGATATCAGGAAGTCTTTGGTCGGCATTAAGAGAGCAATCATGAACAATGATGATTCTTCTGAGTGGTCGCAAATTTACAAAGACTTTGTGGCTGCGGGTGGTCAGAACTCTCTCAACCAGATGAGCACTGCCGCAGATCAAATGAATAACATCCGTAACCTGCTCGGAGATATTGCGGATCAGGGTGCGCGCGGAAAGTGGAACCAAGTAAAGAACAGCTTTGTCGGCAAGAAGGCTGGTTCTCTTCTCAGCATGATTGAAAACTACAATACCGTTATTGAAAACGGCATTCGCGTTGTTACTTACAAGGCGCTTCTTGATCGTGGGTTCAGCCGTGAGCGCGCAGCACAAGCTGCTCGTAACGTGACTGTGAACTTTGCAAAGGGCGGCGAATATAAGACGCTCATGAATGCATATTCTTTGTTCTACAACGCATCTATTCAGGGTTCTTTTGCAATGCTGAACGCAGCACTGCGCTCAAAGAAAGTTGCCAAAATCTGGGCGGGTGTTGTTGTCGCGGGAATTCTGCAAGATCAACTCAATGCCTTTCTGTCGGAAGAGGATGATGACGAAACTCTACAGTATGACAAAATCCCAGATTATATTCTGGAGCATAACTTAATCCTGCCAGATCCTTTCGGATTTACAGACCGCTCATACATTGCAATCCCGATGCCCTACGGACTGAACATGGCTCACAACATGGGTCGCGCCATGAGCCGTGCCGGTCGCGGGCAGTATGATGCAGGTGAGGCGGCGGAAACAATTGTCGGAACGATTGCTAACACCATCAGCCCGATAGGGGATGTGTGGAATGATGCGGGGCTTAACCTCGCGAACCTTGTTGCGCCGACTGTGGCAGATCCGTTCATCGATGTTATCCAGAACCAAGACTATGCAGGCAGGCCTGTATATAAAGATGCGTTCCCCGGTGACCGCAGCCCAGACAGTCAGCGTTACTGGTCAACAACAAACCCATCTGCAATCTGGGTTGCCCAGAACTTGAACGAGTTGACTGGTGGCACAGACGCAAGGAGTGGCCTTATTGATCTGTCCCCAGATGTTCTAAACTTCTGGCTTGAATTCGGAACTGGTGGTGTCGGTCGGTTTGTTCAGCGCACAGCAGAAGCGCCCATGCGTTTTTACACTGAAGGCATGAGTGAAGAGATTTATCGTGAGGTTCCGTTTGTCCGTAAGATAATCGGCAGTGTATCTGAGCGTGAAGATTACGGCAGATATATTGAGAAGCGCGACAGCATTCTTCTTGCGGGTGATGAGTTGAGGGCGGCGATTGACAACCGCGATCCTGAGCGCGCCCGCTCAGCAAGAGAGCAATTCACAGAAGAGCTCCGGCTTTTGCCGCTAGTTCGCACCATCGATAACGCGATCAGAAATGTGAACAGACGAATGAATAGTGTCCGTGATGCAAACATTCCTGATGAAAGAAAACAGCAATTGCTTGATGCTCTTGATGAGCGGAAGCAAGCGCTCATTGCGCGCGGCAACCAAATCTTGGCAGATTATAGATAGGGAGCAGGACTAGTCGCCGTCCTGCTCCCAGTCTTCCCCTTCTGCTTCGGCACCGATAGCGCCGTATCCGATCAGGTCAATCCAGTTGTCGGCTTTCTTGCCTGATGCAATACGAGAGATCTTGAGAAGGCACAGCATGGCGGCTGCGTCCTTGGTTTCCAGTTCGATGCCAAGATATGCTGACCACAGTCCTGCGATCCTCTCCATCGATGCCACAGCATCTCCGTATTGATTAGCCCGATCCCCGTTGATCAGAAGCTTTGCAATCTCTAACGCATCATTTCTTTCCATCGTTCACCCCTGAATAATCTTC